AAGAACCGGTAAATCGAGTGTCAAGAAGCTGGTATCCAAGTTCATCACCTGGAAGTCCAGCAGCACCGGTGTAATTCTTTGCACCAGGTCCTGGTCCTCCACCACCGCTAGAGCCGGATCCATCATTATTATCAGTACCGCTACCAAGAGTAGTGGACTGGTAAGCATAACGGAGAGCGAATGCTAATCCAACAGGACCAGACATAGGCTGAACTCCAACGATTTCGTTGGTGATAAGCTCGGGGAACGTACGACGAATCATAGGAATAAGCACTTTAGGGAGACGAGAATCACCTGTAGCATATCTATCTCCAGACTTAGAACCAGCAACTGCTGCTGGATCATATACGTCGAAGTTAGAAGTACCTCCACCAAGAGCACCACCGTTACCGGCAGTATTGGCTTCCTCAATACACCACTTCTCTTGGTTCTCAAGAAGAATGGCGGTATTAAGGCGGGTGTGATCGTCTTCAATGGGTGCAACACTATCGGAAGAGTATTCAAGAACAGGTGCCCACTTCTCAAGAAGTGAATCTGCTCTATCTCTATCAATAAATGATTGTGGTTTATTCATTAGACGTTTCCTTTCATTTTACCTCATGGGATCTAGTCCCAAGTTACTCAGGTGACAAGCACCTCATCGTTCAGGGGGGAAATTATTTATGTGACCTTTTTAATTCCTGTAAATAAGGGTTAATAGGCTCTTTTTTCTTCTCCTCCGAGATCTGTTGTACTGGGGCATCTGCTTTAACTTTACGTTGCTTGTATGCCTCTTCTTTTAGTACTGAAAGTCTTTCATTTTCTTTTTTATCGAATAACTTAGCAGTATATTCGAAGTTCTCTTCAATAAACTTTGGAGACTTATCAGCTAAGATCTTAGAAAGATACTCTTTCTTCTTACCAGATAAACCAGCAGTTTTATTTTCAAGAAGTAATGAAGCGGTTTGCTTATTATAAGCTTCTTTAAGTAACCCATTTTCTTTTTCGAGCTCTGCTACTTTAGAAGCTAACTCATCAATTTGAGTTTTACCATCCATAACAGCTTCTTTTACTGACTCACTCATTAAGGTAGAATCAACAGCAAGTACTTTTCTTAAATTACTTAATACTTCTCTAGCAGTTCTATTCTTAGTAGCTTCTTCAATAGCTTCAGTAGGTACAGACTCCTCTAAGTATTCATCAAGATAATCAGAAATACTTTCAACTAAAGTAGTTTTAAATTGATCAGCACTTCCATTAAGCTCTTTTTCATACTTTTTAACTACTTGAACTAGCTTAGTAGCATTATTATGATCTACTGCTTCAACCACTCTATTTAATTTATCAGTATGATCTTTATCAATTGCACTTACTAACTCTTCAAGCTTCTCAGCATATAGCTCATCTTGATTAGTCAGCGCTGCTTCTACTGATAATTGAATTTTTTCTTCAATGGCAGTTTCAATCTCCTTAACTGAATCTTCAGTAAGTACTTCTTCTGCCTGCTCGGGTAATGATTTATCGTTTTTCATATTTAAAAGAGTGGTTTGTCTGTAGCTTTATTGATTTTCTTTTCTAATTTGTCCTCAATTACGCTCTTTAAATATTTATGTGCTTGAGCATAATTTTTACTAGAAATCTCCTGGATAAACTTAGTAATTTTATTCTTAACATTAGCCATATTATTATTTATTATAAAGATTTAATAAAGCTAAGAATTCTTGTGCGTAAAAATGAATCTATCTCTTTTTTTGGTAGTCTTTGTATAGATTTTTCGAAATTCTCGTAAACTTCTTCAAATCTGTTATCACCTGTCACTACCCATTGCTTGGATTCAAGTATACCATCTACAAAAGCGCTTGGATATGATGGATCAGCTACACAGTCAATAGCTACTAATTTTAAATTTTTAACAGTACTATGATCAGAACCTTCTTCTAAAGTACCTAATGCTCTAGAAGACATACCTACTTTTACTCCATCATTAATAAGAGCTCTAACTACTTGACCGCATGGTGTTGAAAGTACTTTTGATTTTCCATAAAATACATTACCGTCTTGAGTGAGCTCTGTAACCATATGACACGCTCTTTCTAGATCTACATCTGCTGTAGTAGGGTGATTAAGCTCACCCATTGCTCTACCTGGCTTAACCATTTCTTCAATGTATCGTTCTGCCTCTCTCTGCAACTCATCTAAAGGATACAATCTATTGTTGCGATTTACACCTTCAGCCATCATATAAGGTCCTTTAATAAAAAGACTTGACTCAGCATTTCTATCTGCTTGTTCCTCAATGTATTCGAACTCATCGCTTACATCAGGTTTTTCTACAACTAAGTTAAGTTTCAACGCCATAATATTATTTATTCATCTTTTTAAAATAAGCTCTTTTTCTGTCAAAATAATAAATTTATACCCTCTTTTTTTACTATATTCACGAGCTGCTTTCCATTTAGCTTGATTAGTTACAAATGTTTTTTGCTCATAAAGTAAGTGTTTACGATTTCTATATTTGGTTTTAGGAGGTTTAGTTTCTCTAGAATGCTTTATTTCAACCAGATACTTAGTTAATTTCTTTCCTTCTAATATTTCAATATAATTATCTACATAGTATCTATGTCCTTTATTATCTAATGGACTATAATATGGAACTATTACATTTTCGCTACCCCACTTAACTACATTTTTATTATCATCACAGAATCTAAAGAACTTTAGTTCCAATCCTGAACGATATATAGCTTTACTACCTATAAATTTATTAGGATTTTTCGGTACAAATATACCTTGTCTCCACTTTTTCATTAACCTACAAAGAACATTGTTGGATCAGTATCACCTAATCCTGGTGATGCACCATCCATAAGTTTTTGCTCAAGCTCAGCTTTTTTCTGCTGACCCTCTTGTAGTAGATCGTAGTTAAGAGCACCGCCTCCAAGTAAACTTACAGATCCAAACTTACCTCTAACTCTTCCTATTGTAATCATTGATAAAGCTAATGCATATTCGTAAATCCATTGCTCCATTATAATACTTCTTATTGGTTTTTCAATATAGCACGATACGACCCCATAAAATCTATCATTGCCTGGTTGAGGATACATAGTCATGTATTGAGTTCTCGGATTAAATGATACATCTCTTTTTATAGCTAACATTTTCTCCCTTGTATCTAAAAACTCTTTAAGTGTATACCATGAAATTAAATCAAATCCATAATTACCCATAGCGTAGCTAAAGTAAGTTTGCTGCGCTAAGGTTTGTTCTAATGTAAATAATGTATTAATGCCTGTCGTAGAACCTTCTTCAAAATCGACTACATCAACAACTTTTCTATAATCCATTATATCATAGTCAAATACGTTTTGGTATATTACAGCATCAGAAGCTGATCCTTGTTGTGTAATAGTTTGACGAGGTGTTTTTTCAAATGCACCTGATAGAGTTTTTCCTATAGCAGAACCACCTACAGAAGAAAGAGAAGTAATAGCAGAAAATATAGTACCATCTACAATTTCAAATTTTTGAATACCATTCTGTCCGCCACCGTTAGTAGTGAAAGTACCAGATAATGATCCTGATAATACAGTTGTTTCACCAGTATAAACAGGGTATTTAGTTTCTAAAAAATTACCTGAAAGAATAGAAGATGTACTAACATATACTGATTCTGGAGAAGAACCAATAAACTCTGGTCCTGGACCTAATGGATTAGTACCAGCAACTTTCTTAGCATTATTATCTAAATTAGTATTAGCTAAAGTATAAAGTAAATCTAATCTAATACCTTTATTCTTCTCATACATATTAGAATCGAAGATTAAAAATTCTCTAGTAAATCCTGCATACTTAGTAAAATACTCTACTGCAATTTGTATATTTTCTCTAAGTTGGTCGGTATGTATTTCTAAACTAACAAGAGGATATCCAAGAGATCTTTTTATTCTATCCCCTAATCTATCATACGTTTCAACTTTTGAGTTAAGATTTGTTGATAAAAAAGCAGAAAGAGGCTGAATAGTACATGCAAGTGCCATAAAATTATTTATTCAAGCATAAATAATAATATGCCAGAAGTTCCAACAACTAACTCAGGAAGTCAATATTTTAATGCTAACGAGTGCAGATCTTTTAATATACGGGTAAGTACAAGTATGGTTCGTTTATCAGGTATTGATTCAGCAGCTCCTTATTTAGGACAGCTATGCTCAGAAGTGTTTATAGTAAATAAATCAGGAGGCGATGTCGAATTA